TCTTTTAGTCGGCATGTGGTTTCTCCCAATAATAAAAAAGGGGCGACCTAAGCCGCCCCCTTGCTCTCACTTTTTGTTGAGATGACCAGGTTTCTTAAGACGCCTGGTCTCTCGCTCTCGGACATGTGCCATTCACACGCTCTCCTTTGTTGTGGCTTCTTTCAGCCAGTCATCAGGTATGACCTTGTTGGCATACCTAAACCCATGCTTTTCGCAGTAGGCTGCGTAGGTGGTCTTGGACCCCTTGTAGAGCTTTGCATTCTGATTACTGAAGACGAGCCTGATGTCTAAGTCAGGCTGTTGCTTCTGGATCAGAAGGTGCTTGGCTCTATCCATGACAGTCCAACGCCCCTTGGTTTCGACATAGAAAAAGCCACCAGGTTTTGGCAGCTTGAAGTCGGGGGTGTACTTGGATTGTCTGGCAGGGATTACATAGAGGATCTTCTCGGTCTCATAGAGTAGCTCGATGCCAGCCTCTTTGATTTGCTGGGCGACCTTGTCTTCAAGACCAGAGCGAAACCCATACTTAAGACCAACCTGTTTAGAAGTCGTAGTTATCTTCTTCAGCGTCTTTGGTCTCAAAGCTTTGAGCTCCTGTTACTGTGTTGGCTACATAGCCGCCCTCGACAGCATCAAAGCCACCACCATCACCACCGCCGCTAGACACTGGATCAATCACTTGAACGGCACCTAGGCGCAGGCTGATGCCCTTCTTGCCAGCCGAGGTGTAGCCATCAGCAATGCCAGAGACGCGTAGGGTAGACCCACCAAACATGGATGGAACCTGGTCGCGGGGGATGGGGTTACCTTGAGCATCATAGTACTTTGGCTCGTACTTGGATTGGAACTTGAAGACGATCTCGCCTGTCTCTGGGTCCTGATCCATAGGCATCATCACCTTGTCCTTAGCTCCAAAGCTTTCGCTTTTGACGTTCTCTAAGATTGTTTTAAGGGACCCAGCGTTCTCTGGTGATATCTTTAGTTGCACCTTGTATTTACCCTCAGCATCAAAGGCTGTGTCTGGGCGTCCTGGTTGCAGCCAAGGATATTGGGCTGTTCCAGCTGGGCTTGTAAATCTAGCTTTGCTCATCTTTTTTAGTCTCCTGATTGGTTTGGTTTGATTTAGCCCCAGGCAAAGTTACCTTCGCCTCTTTGGCTTGCTTAAGAAGCCAGTCGGGGATGTCCTGTCCTTTGCTTTGGAACAGGCTACACAACCCCAAGATTTTCTCTCTTGGGTGCATTTGGTTGATCCTTTTTTGTTACTTCTTCCTTAGGGGTCTCTTAGTCTTAGACGTAAAAAAGGCCCCAAGTGGGGCCTCTTTGGTTAACTTAGGTTTTTGGTCTTAGTTAAGAAAAACAGTATTCACTGTCGCGGATAGCACTGATGTCTAGGTCACCTTTAGTTGGCACCGGGGGTAGCTCCATGTCTGGGTCAGACAGTCGATCCCGGCATTCCTTCTCAAAGTTCGCAAAGACACACTGGTCCTCATACATGTTTACAAAAGCATCTCGGATGCAGTGGTAGAACTTCCATGTCTTATCGATAGACGTCCCAAAGCTGTCGTGGATCATAAAGAAGTCTTCCACGCCATTCTCTAGGCCCTCACAGATAGACAAGTGCATGTGGGCGGCATCTAGGCTGTGGATGGCATTAGGGCTAACCCCATTCCTAGATTTGCGTGTGTCAAACACAGAACCAAAGCTAGCCACGTTAACCCTAGTCTCCTTCCGCAGCTTGGCCTCTCGGTCATACAAGAAGATTCTCACGCGCTTCGTGTCGGACTTAGTGTAGCGCTGGACAACAGGAAAGCCTGAGGGTGACGTCCAGCGTACCGACTTGCTTTCCCTAGCCAGAGCATCCGCATATGCTTGGTAGAACTCCATGCCAGACGCCACTGACTTAATGACTGTCTGGACCGCCTGGTAGTTTACCTTAGCCAAGAACCTAGCGTAGGACTCTTGTTCTCTACCGCTAACACCAAACGGATGCTTACTAAGCTCACCATAGCTCACAGCCTTCTGTAGTGGCTGCATGAGGTCCTCGATCAGTTGATCACCAAAGCCTCTCTCAGCTGAACTGTAGCCATACGTCATGACGTTACGTTTGACCGTAGATCGACCGACGCCAACAGACAGCCAGACCTTAGCCTCTTCTGAGTCATCCAGCTTAAGTAGCCTGTTAACTTCATCAGCAACCACCTGGTAGACGTCTTGGCATTCATCTGATGGTGTTAGGTTGACCATAGCTCCATCCTCGTGGCGCAAGGCAGCTGCATAGTGTTGGACCCCGGAGTTAGTGCCATCCAAGCTGATCGGAAGGTGACAGACGTAATCCTCGATACCTTCGTCTTGAAGCTTCTTGTACTCCACGCAGGCAGCTAGGAACTGGAAGGGCTTGTCAGCCTTAGACCAGATGTCAAAGGAAGCCTTGAAGTCTTCAGCCACACTAAGGATCATAGGCTCGTTGTCTAAGCACCATTGGATCCTGTCTTCTAAGGACTTCTTAGAGATCTTATTGAAGTCACCTACGTTGGCTAAGTGGATAGACAACCACCCAGCATCACTCTCCTCGATCTTCTTGCCTCTGGCAAACATGAAGAGAGACTTAATGTGATCATCGCGATGATAGTTAAAACTAGAGACAGGATACATTCGACCCCTAAAGTCTAAAGACCAACCAATGTAGAACTCATTGAACTTAGACATCTCTCTAGCGTCATGTAGATCACAGGCTATCACTTGGACGTTGGCCTTGGCCTCAATCCTTTTGACATGCCAAGCCTTCTGGTCTTTCCTGATTTGCTGAATGTATTCCTCAGACAGACCAGAGGCGTCTTCAGGTAACCTAGGTAACTCTGGTGGCTCCATCTCTGGGAACTTACCAAAGCGCTTCCCTTCTGCAGACACCCATTCCAATGCAGCTAAGGTAGTAGGGTTCACCTTAAGAGGAGTGGCTTGTAGTGCGTTCAAAGCTTGTAGATACTTAGGTTGACCATACTTCAGACTGTTGTCTATAGCTCTCCGTTGTTCCCCGGTAGACTTACGCACCAAAGGCACCAGAGAAGACAAGACGTCATCCAAATAGACACCAGTGTCAAAGTCTTCCCAGGGTGTAGGGGGAACCACCATTGGCCCAAACATGGGTGTAGCCCAAGCTTCTCTTTCAGTCATCGAAAGCAGCTGCTCAGTGGCTTCGCTAGTCAACTCAAGTGACCTCATGGTCTTAAGGTTAACTGTGGCCTCAACAAGGTTGAAGACACCAGAATACTCCAGGATGGCGCTTAGGATGGGGGCAGCTACTGCTACACGCTTCTGCTTAGACCACTTAAGAGAGCTATAGCCTTCCTTGGCTGCAATGATACGCATCGCCTTAAACCGATAGCGTTCACTGGAGTGAGCCTTGGTAACTTGGGTGGACAAGCGCTTGAAAAGCTCTTTGTCATGCGCCTGTAGGCCTTCAGCCCACTTCTCATGCTCTACCCTAGCGCCAATGTTACTTAAGGCTGTGGTTAATACGTTAGTTTTTAAGACAGAATCAAAACAACAGTTGAGACCAATGTATGCTAGTACATCAGGATCTTGGTTCTCTAACTCCTCGTACCAAACTGAGCGCTTGCCGAAGCCACTAGAGAACCTCTGTAAGTCTTCTTGAAGTGCTAATGTTATTGCTTGTGATACCTTCGGGAGTGCCTCTACGATGATCCTGTGTGGAACCTCTTGTTGGCTTGGTTTTTGTTTCTCTTGTCTTCCCTGGTATCTATCGAAACCCTTAGATTTCATTTGCTGCTCGATGCGAGTCTGATGCTCGCTTAAGGTATTAAGTGTATTCACTTCACGCCCCCCTCAAATGACCACTCTGTCTTTGGTGGAGCTTGGTGTGGGGCACTCCAACTACTTGCTCTGCGACCGTGGCAGCTACCGTCAAGCTTAGGCTGTTGCATCTATAGTTCTCCCGTGTATTTCTTCCTTAGGGGTCTCTTAGTCAAACCCTTGATATCATTAGATTATTTTAGAGGCCAAAATAGGCCCCTAAGAGAGCATCTGATGTGCTATTTCTTGGAGCGTCTCGGGCTTGGAGTGGACATACTTAGCAGTCGTTTGACCACTACGATGACCTAAGATCCGACCGATCAGCACCGTGTTAACTTGTAAGTCGTTAGCCATGTAGGTGGCGGCTGTGTGACGTAGGGTGTGAAACACAAAGCTACTGTCATCAGGGGCAATATGTCTACGTGCTTCAGCCCACGAATTGTAAAACTTACGGTGCGAGTGGTGCTTTTTTGGGCAGAAGTCTAACGCCTGTAAAGCTGCGTAGACACTTTTGGGGCACGGAACCATCCTATCGTCCCCGTTCTTAGTGTCAATTAGAGATATCCAAGTGCCAGCCGAATCAGTGACAACCATTTCTGGGGTGATACTGAGGATCTCACCAAGTCTCATTCCCGTGCCGACACCAATGGCAACCAAGTGCTTCATCCACCAGTGCTGGTGCCCATCAAAGAACGCCTTAAGTAGGTCAAGCTCACCAGCATCCATCCAGCGCACTCGGCCACCCTTGATCTTAGCGAAGGTAATCTTGGGTGCCTTCTCGACAAGCTCTAGATCTAGGGCCTGCTTATAGACGCGGCTTACAGCTGCCTTGTAGTGGTTAATGGTGTTCTCACAAAGCCCCTGCTCTTGTAGGTGGCCCACGTAGTCGTGGATGTCCACTGCAGTGATCTTATCGAGGGGCTTCTTGCCGGTATCTTGGAAAGCACTGAACCGCGCCAGTTTGGCTTTGGTTTCTGCTAGGTGTTTCCCAGACCACATCCGGGTGGCCTCTTTGTTAACGAAGTCAATAAAAGTAATCATCTGTAAGTCTCCCAACTTATGACGCTATGACGTTGTGTGTGTCCCAAGCGGCATCCCTGATCGCTTGGTCTATAGCCTCATCGCGGCTAAGGGTGGTCTGGTAGCTATCGAGGCTGCAGACACGGCAGTATTCAGTGACGGTAACGGCGTTACCCCAGCGGCTATCGTCAACGTAGGTTATGCAATTGCAAGTCATCATCTAGTCTCCTTGTTGTACAAGGGTTCTGATGTTTCCGATGATGACTTTGGTTGGTAGCGGAGGAGGGACTTGAACCCCCGACACGCGGATTATGATTCCGCTGCTTACCCCTGTCATCTCCGGGCCATCGACCCTTAATCATCAGATAGGGATTCCTGATGTAGAAATCAAGAAGTTTTTGTCTCAAATGTATATAGGGGGCTCTTAGCCCAACCCTAGTTGAAAAAACACCGATCACTTCGTCAGCGTAAACTGATGGAAGCTCCGATGTTAGTTAGGTCGTCTTCCTAAGGCAAAGCCATTTAAGTTTTCTTGATTAGCAAGACAACCATCATACCGATCAGGATGGCGTCGGTTATTGGGACAGGAAATCCAGAGATCATGGATACCCCCTTTCTCTTATGGTTGT